CTATATAAACTTCAATAAGTTCCTAACTTTATAAAAAAAATGTATTTCTATGACGATAAAAAAAATAATTGGGAACCTTTTGAAACTTTATATATATAATAGGTGTAGCAAAAACAACATAAGGAATAAATAAATGCAATTAATAAAACAATATGAAAAAAATTTAAAAGCAATAAATAGAAAAAAAATGTTAATATTATTAAAAGATTATAAAGAAGCATTTAATGAAGTTTCAAGCATTCAAAAATTATTACTATTGAATAAAGCATTTGAAAAAGAATTAAATGAAATATTACCAAAGGGCTTCAAAGTCAAAGATTTGACAACATTAATACAAGTATTTTGAAAACTCGGGAACCTTTTTAATTTTAAGTAGTAGTAATAATATAACATTAATAATTTAAGGAATAAAAAAATGACAAAAAAACACTATATAAAACTAGCGGAAATAATTAATAATAATACAAGATATGGAAATATTAGAGATGAGATTAAAAGCGTTATAGATTTAGATAAATTCTATAATGATTTAGTTGGCTTTTTGAAAGAAGACAACCCCAACTTTGATATTAATAAATTTTGGGATGCTGTACATAAAGACGCTATAATATCGGAATAAAAAAAAGTTGGAACTATTATTGTTTATATGCGTGTAAGTAATAGAAATAAAAATATTAATAAAATAAGGAATAAAAAAATGAATAATTTAAAAAGTAAAATATTAAGTTTAGATGTAGCCGATAATATTAAATCTATGCTATTAAATAGAGTTAGCAAAATAAAGGGCTGTAAAGTACTTATTAGCGGTAATAATGTTGAAATAGTACCGAAGTATTACAAAGAGTATTCTAAGGGCTTAAATGGTCGATTTTATAGTACTAATGTATATAATATGAAATGGTTAAATCTTGATAATAAATACACCGAAAATATTATAATATCTTTATAACTTGTGAATAAGTTGGGGGTATTAAAAAACCATTAATAAATGGGAACTTTTACCCCCCTTATACATATATATAGTATGAATACAAATATTAATAAATATAGGAAATAATAAAATGAAATATGAAAATATAACTACAATTAAAAATGTAAAAGAAAATGGATGGTTAACATTAAAAGAAATAAATGAACCGAAAGAAAATCAAGTGTGGGTGCGTAATCATTATGACCGAGCATCTAAAACATATTCAATTACAAATTGGTCTACTGGTAAAGAGAGATTTTTAAAGGGTAATAGAATAGTATTTGTAAACTTTACATTTTAATTATTATTGGTTGGGTTGGGGTTTTCAAAATCTCAACCTAATTTCAAATTTTCAACTTCGCCTTCGGGCGGGGGGTATTGACAATAAAACAAGCTCACACAAAATCACCAAATATTTTTAGGATATTTTTTTGGACAGTCGGGTACCCTAATACTTCGGGTTCCCTAATATGTAGTGTGATGCTAGGGTTCCCGAATATAGGGTAACCCTAATAGGAATACCCTAATAGGAAAACCCTAATACGGATACCCTAATAGGGTAATACCCTAATATGGCAACCTGAAAGAGGTTCTTTAAGATAAGGTATTATTTCCCTTATTCCAAGAACTATTTACTACTTTTGTAATATTTATGACTTTTTGAGAGTTTATGAATATATTTATTGTAAAGAGTCTAACAAAGATGATAAATTCTAACAAACATAAGGAGACATTAGTATTATGAAAGATAAAGTAAAAGAACAAATACAACAATACCAACAACAGTTTGATGAGTTGTTGAAAGAAAGAGAAGGGCTTGTGAGCAGATTAAACGAAGTAGCAACAGCTTTAGAGCAGGTTCGTGGTGCATTTGCAGCATTAAAAGGTCTTGAAACAAAAGATGAACCAACAAATAAGAAAGACAAAAAATAAATGGAACTAGTAGAAGGCATAGAAAAAGCAAAGTTCTTAGTTGAACGTTTGCGTGATGCTGAAATATTTGCAGAAGAACCTTACGTGTTAGAAAGAATCATTGAGTTATTTCAGGTGGTAGAAAGTATTGAATCCCCTGAACTCGTTGGTTCTGATGATATGTGGGGGAGTGCAGTTAGTGAAGATGGCAAAAAAATCAAAGCTTAAAAGAGCAATAGTATTTCCAGACGTTCATTTCCCTCTGCACGATGAGAAAGCATTGTCTTGTGCTTTACAAGCAATAGGAATAGTCAAGCCAGATATATATGTAAATATTGGAGACGTAGGAGAGTGGCATAACTTTTCTGCTTGGAAGTATAAAGGAAAAAAACTTCCTTCCTTAGAATATCAGATACCGCATTGTGAGCAAGACATCGCAGATGTCAATGCAGGTTTAGATATTATAGACGCAGAATTAGATAAGCATAACGTAAAAGAAAGACATATGCTTCAAGGGAATCACGAGATATGGATGGACAACTTTGTAGAGAAGTATCCTTATATGAGTGAATATACATTTCCAATAGCGTGTAAGTTAAAAGAAAGAGGATACAAATATTATGAATATAATGTTCCTTTAAAACTTGGAAAAATTAATTTTATTCACGGTAGTTACGCTACTACTTACCACGCCAAGAAACATCTCGAGACATATGGAGCTAACATTATGTACGGACATACCCACGATATACAACGACACACCTTAACAAAATTAGATGCAGGAACTATTGGAGCTTGGGGTATTGGATGTCTTAAGGATATGTCTCGAGAAAAAAATAAATGGTTACGTGGTCGATTACATAATTGGAATCACGCATTCAGTATCATTACCTTTTTTCCAGGTGGAAACTTCCAAGTAGAAGTCATTGAGATAGTCAAAGGCAAATGCGTGGTATGGGGTAATGTTGTTGAAGGCTAATGCATAGAAGAGTTATCAAAGGCGTTCCTCGTTATGTATTTGATAATGAGGCGGAGTTTAGAGAATCCTTCCCTGATGCTGATTTGATACAGGATTGGAGAGAAGGTCAGCCAAACGATTGGGTAATTACAGACGATGGCAAGGTCACACAGATTCTTCGTAAGAAGAAAATGAAAAATACTACCTTGAAAGCAATAGATGATTACTACATTACATTGCTTGGTCCTTGCTTTCGTTCTGGTAAGATGGAAGGCAACCCTAAAAAAGATTACAACTCGTTTAAGAAAAGGACTAACATAGAAGAAAAGCCTTTATCTTGGAGAGAGATTCGTTTTGTGAAAATGATAGCACACGGCGAAGTACCCGTTCAAGCATACTTAGAATGTTTTGAAACAAATAATAAAGATACAGCATCGGTGAAATCATCAGTGTTGTTAAAACAAACTAGGATAAAAGAAGAAGTGGAAAAAGAAATAGAAGAATTACTGACCGATATTGGTGTTGATAAGAAATGGACTTTGGAAAAAGCCAGAGACATTGTTGATAATCCAGATACATCCGATGCTGTAAAGCTAAGAGCTTTGGAAAACTTTATGAAGATACAAAGTATGTATCCAAAAGAAAAGAAATCAGAACAGCTTTTACTTGGTCAAGCCTTTACTGGATTTAGTAAAGATGAAATATTACAACTAAGCGGAGTAAAGAAGATTGAAAGTGGAGAACAAGAAGATTAATATAATTCCATCTGCCTCAGAATTATCTGAGAGAGATGAGATATTAGCCAAAGCTTATAAAGACCTAATCTTTTTTGGGCGTGTATTCTTGCCTCAAGACTTCTTACACAAATCTGAAAGCCCTCAGTTCCACCACGACTTAGCCAAGAAACTAATTCAACATAAACCAGGAGCACGTATTTGCAATGTGATACCTCGTGGTATGGGTAAAAGTATTTTATCTAAAGCTGCTATTATGCATAAGTTTCTTTTTGCCCAGGAAGATAAACAAAACTTTGTAGCTTGGGTATCAGAGGAGCAGGGTCAGTCTGTAGACCACGTGAAGTATATAAGACATCACTTTGAAGAAAATGAAATCATTAGATATTACTTTGGTAATATGGATGGCGGTTCTGTAGGTAAGCGATGGACTGAAAAAGATATTGTTACACCTAAAGGAGATAGAATCATAGCCAAAGGTTCTGCACAGAGACTTCGTGGTAGAGCAGAAGTAGGCGTAAGATATACGGGTATAATCCTTGATGACTTTGAATCAGAGTTAAATACCAAGACACCAGATAGAAGAGCAGAGTTAAAAAAGTGGATTGTATCTACTGTATTTCCATCACTTGAAGAAACGCCAGGCAATGAAGGTTGGATATGGCTTACTGGTACGATTGTACACTATGACGCATTCTTGCAAAACATTGTTGATGGATGGAATGAAGCAAAGAATAACAATAGAGACTATCCTTGGGACTTAACCTTTCATAGAGCTGTTGAAGATGGAAAGCCATTATGGAAAGACCAGTTTCCTTTATCTAAGTTAGAAAACAAACGAAAAGAATTTATTGAAGCAGGTCTGGTAAACAAGTTTGCTCAAGAGTATATGAATGATGCTAGAGACTCAGCGTCTGCTGCATTCAAAGTAGATAGGTTGCAGTATTACAATCATAAGTTTGAAGTACGAAATAAGTTTTGCTATTTAGTAGATAATGATGAGGCTATACCAATCAATGTATATATGGGAGTAGACCTTGCTGCTACCGCAACGAAGACATCAGACTATCAGGTCATTATGGTTATGGGTATTGATGCAAACAAGAATAGATACATCATTGATTACTTTAGAGAAAAGATACCAGCCTTTGATATGGCAGAAGAGATTGTAAAGATGGCAAAGAAGTATTCACCTGTTAGAAGAGTTAGCATAGAAACGGTTGCTGCTCAAGAAATGGTGCGAGATATGACTAGTAGAATATCCATTGCTGATAAACGATTGATGCCTGGTATATTCAAAGGGGTTAAGCCTCCATATGGTATTAAGAAAGAAGATAGATTGGAAACAACGCTTGGTCCTATCGTTAATTCAAAGAAGTTGTTTATTAAAAAACATATGACTGAAATAGTAGATGAGTTTTTTGAACACCCAAAACCAAAGAACGATGACCTTATGGATGCATTATACTATGCAGATTATTTTGCAAAAGCTCCAAGTAGCACTGCAATAGATGCTAAAAAGTTTAAAGATAGAATAGAAAAACAAGTAAACATAAAGAAAAATAAGGTGTATAACTGGATAACAGGTAGTATTGACTGATAGTTCTTGCCGAAACTTCATTAAAATCTGTAAATTCTAGCACGACAAATTACATCTTTTTCTAGGAAAATATATGGAATATGACAAAAGAGCATTAACAAACCAAGAACTATTTGACAGATACAAGAACGATAGAACAGCTTGGGAGACAGATGCAAGACAAGATTTAGACTTTTATCTTGGTAATCACTTTACACAATCAGAGTCTCAAGAATTAGCATCACGTAATCAGGCTGATGTACCTATGGATAGAATATCTCCAGCGGTAGAGAGACTAAAAAGTATGCTTACATCAAGACCTCCTGTGTTTACAGTGGTACCAAGAGAAGATTCAGACACATCAATCGCCTATGTATGGAGAGAGATAATGGGATTTGCCTGGCAGAACTCTGAAGGAGACGCACAGGTAAAACAAGCGATACACGATTATTGTGTAGTAGGGCTTGGATTTTTATATGCTTACGTAGACTATGATTCTGATTTTGGTAAAGGCGATGTCAAGTTTTCTTATCTTGACCCATTCAGAGTTTATGTCCCAGCCTCCTCCAGAGATAGATTTTTCCAGGATGCAGATAATATAATACTATCAACTGTATTAACAGAGACACAAGTATTGAATTTATATCCAGAACTAGGAGCTAGCGTAGACCCAGAGACTGGGGAAGAAATAGACCCACTTATTGAAAAGATTTCTACGTATGCTCACGACCAAGATTACCCAGATAATATAAATAAAAATTCTTTAAATATTTATACACCAGACACGGTTAAAGGGTATACAGAACAAAACTATAAACGATTTCAAATCTTAGAAAGATTTACCAAAGTAAAAGTTCCTTACTATCGTTTGATGGAAAACGAAACAGGAAAAGAATTTATTGTAGATGAAGCAGACTTTAGAATATTCTTAGAACAAAATAAAGAATTGGTAGAAAATGGTAAGGTAGATATTATACAAGTATATCAGAATAGAATAAAAGTAGTTGCAAGTATAGGTGAGGTAGTGTTGTATGAAACAATATTGAACACAGATGTTTACCCTATTGTGCCTATTGCAAACGTTTGGACCCAAACCCCTTATCCTCGTTCTGATGTCTCCAGAGCAAGACCAATGCAACGTTTGTTAAATAAGCTATGGTCATTAGCACTATCTCACGCCCAAGCTTCTGCTGGTTTAAAACTTATGGTTCCTCTTGGAAGTGTAGAAGATGTTTCACAATTAGAAAAAGATTGGGCAAATCCAAATGCAGTTATTGAAGTAGACTCATCTCAAGGAGAGCCTCACTACCCTGCACCTCAGCCTTTAACTGGAGAGTTTTATAGATTAATACAACAGTGTGAGTTCTATATAAACTTTATTTTTGGTATTCCAGAGATTATGCAAGGGGTTGGACAGCAGCCAGATACTGCAAGAGGAACAGAAAGAATTATATCTTTAGGTAGTGAAAGACCTAAGTCAAAATTAAGAGATGTAGAATTTAGTATTAAAAGACTTGGCAAGATAATGTATAACTATGCTAAGTCTCATTATGACGTTGCAAAACTTATGCGTCTAGTTCAACCAAATAATGATATAAGTGAAATGATGGCACAGATATATAGCGATAAAACAAAAGTAGTATTTGATTTAAAGAAAGATAAACATAATCTTGAACAGCACGATGTTGGTATTGAATCAGGTTCTACTTTGCCTACAAGCAAGTATGCTGAGTTAGCTGTATATATGGAAGCATTCCAAATGGGATTAGTAGACCAAGTAGAAGTATTAAAGAAAAACCCAGACATCTTTGATAAAGAAGGTATTTTATCTCGTATGAATCAAAGAGCTGCTATGGAGCAACAAATGGCAAGTATGTCAGATACAATAAAGAATTTACAGGGAGACCTGCAAACGGCTACAAGAGAATCTATATCCGATAGAAAACGAACTGAAGTTGAGAAATTTAAGACTCGTTTACGTGATATAGAATCTAACGCCACTGCCGATAGGCGTATTAGTAAAAATAAACTAAACGATAAGGTGTTGCTAGAACTCGAGAAATTACGTGGAGAACTGAAAGTCGTAGAGGCTGAAGTCAAGCGTGGTTCTGCTCAACAAGAGAACTAGACATCGAAGGAGATTACAATGAATAATGAAACATCAACAACCGATGCTCAAGCTGTGGAATCTATGGATACGGTTCAAGCTGAGTCTCAACAAGAAGGTACTTTAGAAGGACAAGAAGCAATGGATTGGCAAAAAGAAGCTAAGAAATTTCAGTCTATGTATGACAAGGCTGTTACTGACAAGAAACACTTAGACCAATATAAACCATTAGTGAACCTACTAGAGCAGAGACCTGACCTTGTAGAAACTTTAAGAGATAGTATTGTCGGTAATAATGGTGAGGATAAAAAAACTGAGACAGCACAGTTAAAAGACGACGACTTCAATCCGTGGGATGCGTACAATAAACCTGGCTCTCCATCATACGACTTTCGTGTGAAAGAAGAAGAGGCTAGAATAAATAATGCTGTAAACAATGCTATGAGAGGACAAGAGCAAAAGCAATTCATTACAAAAACAGTTGATAAACTAGAGAGAGATTTTGGTATGAGTAAAAACGAAGTGCAAGAATTTATGCAGTTCGCCCAACAACCAAAAGACAACGTTCCTCTTGATAACTTAGTTAGGCTATTTAAAATGAATAAAGGTGAATATAAAGAACCTGTTATTCAAAAGCCTGACACAAGCAATCAAGCAAGAACAGCTGGTGTATTACAAGGTGGAAGTGTTCCTACAAAAAATGAACAAGATTCTATGTGGGATACAATAATGAGTGCGGCAACCTCTGGTAGTATTGGTAGAGGAATTAAAAGACAAAAATAAATAGGAGAATACAATGGCAATAAGCGGACAAATAAAATCAACAAACTTGACTGCTGCTACTACATCTGCTGATTATGGAGTTGCTCCAGATAGAAGAAGATTATATAACTTTTCTGATAGGATTGCTGAACTAGCACCTGAAGAAAGTCCTTTCTTCGTCTACTTGAGTAAAACTGCAAAACTTCCTACGGATGATTCTTTGTTTCGTTATTTAGAAGATAGAACAAAGATTAATTATACAAGTAGAGAGTTCCTTTTAAAAGGTAATCACGATGGTAGTGCAACACAGTCTTCTGGAGATACAGTATCTTTTACTGTAGATACAGTAGATGGAGCTGCAGTAGACTTCCTTGTTAAAGGAATGGTCTTCGCAGTTAGAACACTTGGCGGTTCAGAAGGGGATGCAACTTACGCTAACATCGTAGTTAGAGTAGAAGATGCACCTGTTCAGAATGCAGCAGATACAACATTCACTGGTAAAGTGATTTCTGTATCATCAACAGCAACTAATGCTAATAAGCTTTTAGATAACAAAAGAGCTCAAATCATTGGTACTGCATACGCAGAAGGTTCTGGAGCACCAGACGTTTTCTCAGACAGTATGGAAGATAATTATGGGTACACCCAGATTTTCAAAACAGCTGCTGAGATTTCAAACACAGCATACGCAACACAACTTCGTGGAGTGTCTAACGAGTTTGAAAGAGTGTTATCTCAAAAAATGAGAGAACACAAAATAGATATGGAAAGAGCATTTCTTTTCAATCAAAAAGCAAAAGTAGGCGGAGTACAATACTCAGAAGGTCTAGTAGGTCATATCATTAAAAACAGTACAGTAGTAGGCGGTACATCTAACTTATCTTATGAGTCAGGTAAAGCATACTTTAGAACTGCACAAGCTTCAGAGCTTACTTATGATAGACTATTATCAGACTTTGAAGTTCTGTTTGACCCAGCTAGAGGCGGAAGTAACGAAAGATTAGCATTAGCTTCTCTACCTGTTATCTCTTTCTTTAACAAAATGGGCAACGGTTCATTTTCTGATATATCAACTGCAAGTACACAATACCAAATAAATATGGATGAACTATCAGGACAGTACGGTCACCAGTTAATGGAGATTAATACAGTTCACGGTTCAGTATATTTAGTGAAAGAACCTCTATTTAGAGGGCATTCATCAGGTATGATGTGTATGGCTGATATGAGTAAACTATACTACAGACCATTAGTAGGTAATGGAATCAATCGTGATACTCAGGTTATGACAAATGTACAAAGTGCAGATGAAGACCTACGTAAAGATATGATTATTACTGAAGCTGGACTAGAAGTATGTCTACCAGAATCACATTACTTAATTAATTTAGAAGGAGTGTAAAATGGCTAGAGCATCATATTTAGAACAGAACAGTGGTGTAAGTGACTTTAAACTAAAATACGAAGAGATTGCAGCAGCTAGAACTTTAACTGCAGCTGATTCAGGAAAAGTATTCGGAGTTAATCAGGCATCTGCCTTTGAGATTACTTTACCTTTAGCGGCTTCAGCTGGTGCTGGTTGGAATGCTAAATTCGTTTTATCAACAGTTGCTGCTAACGCAGTTACTATTGCTAACAATACTGCCGAAGATACAATCGTTGGTATGACAGCAGGTGGAGATGGCGGAGCTGGTAGTTCTGCAGAATCTGCAGTTGATGAAATCGTATTCATTAGTGGTGCACAATTAGGTGACCAAGTAGAAATCTTTTGTAATGGTATTAATTACTTTGCAAAAGCTGTAGCACACGACGTAGCACATATCACTATATCATAAACTAATCCGTGAGGATTAACAGTCTTGGATACTGTGGGGTTGTTCGTAAAAAGGTTCAACCCCGAAATCCTAAAAATTTAATTTATTAATTGGAGAAACAATGGCAGCATACAACGCAAATGTAAAAGTTCTTATAAACGACTTAAGTGTACAAGCAGACGATGAATCTGGTTCATTAGCAAATGATATTAAAGTATTTGTTAATACTTTAGATAGTACAAGTAACGAGATTATTTCTACTCAAGCAGTAAAGCTTGACGCAACTAGAGTAGCTTACATAATACTATATAAATAATAAATGAAGTGTCAGCACTGTAGTAAACCAAATCCAGAGGGAATGTTTAATTGTCCATCTTGTGGCAAAAGAGCAAATCCTCCCAAGTGGAGCACTCAATTTGTTTTAAGAGATTCTCCAATGGCAACAGCAATTAGGAAAGACCAAATAGATTTTGGTACAATGAGTATGGATAAACACGTTGAGAGAACTAATAAAAAGAATGCTAAAGATAGAGCAAAGAAAATGGACCAAATGATATTTGGAAATGATTAAAACTAAAACTATAAAGTCTAATAGAAGGAAGTATAATATGTACGGAATGAAGAAAAAGAAAAAAGTTGTAAAGCCTAAAATGAAAAAGAAGGTTATGAAAAAAGGTATGAGAAAAAAAGGGTATAAGAAGTAATGGCTGTTAAAAGAAAGAAAGGTAGTCCAACACCAAAGAATAAGGCGTTGTATTCAAGAGTAAAGTCTGCAGCAAAACGTAAGTTTGATGTTTATCCATCGGCGTATGCTAATGCTTGGCTTGTTAGAGAATATAAAAAACGTGGTGGTAAATATTAATGGCATACAAGGGTGGACTTAGAAAGTGGTTCAGTGAAAACTGGGTAGATATTGGTGCTCCTAAAAAAGGTGGCAAGTTCCAAGAGTGTGGAAGGTCATCTGCTAAAGGTAGTAAAAGAAAATATCCTAAATGTGTCCCTGCTTCAAAAGCAGCTGGTATGTCAGCATCGCAAAGAAAAAGTGCTGTTAGTAGAAAGAGAGCAAAGGCACAAGGCGTAGGTGGTAAGCCAACAAATGTTAAAACGTTTGCTAGAAAACAAAATGGAAAAAAAAGAAAATGATTCGTAGAGGAACATTATTAGATACGATAAGAGAGAGATTCTTCAGCCCTGAAAATAGGTTGTTAAATGGAGCTATGAATACTAGTGAGTACGAAGAAGCAAAGCAACTACAGGTTGACTTTGATTTTATTAGTAAGCTAGAAGGTGGAAGACAAACCGAAGCTTATGTTCCTAATCCAGAAGGTTCTCAGTCTGGTATTACTTTTGGAACTGGTGTAGACTTGGGTGGAAAAACTTCAGACTATTTTAAAGGATTTGATAATCCAAATATTGTTGAAAAAATGGAACCATACTTTGGTATGACAGGACAAGAAGCTTTTAACTTTGAAGAGTTAAACCCTTTATCATTTAGTCAGGAAGAAGCAATGCTTGTAGATAATTTTGTAAAAGGAAAAGAATTAAATTCTATTTCCAGAAATTTTGAAAGAACGTTTGGAACTGATATGGCTGAATTGTCACCAGAAGTACAAACGGTGATAGCATCTATTGGTTATCAATACGGAGCTAACTTTATGGACAATCCTAACACTGAGGAGTTTGACCCAAAGACTCCTAAGTTCGTAAGCTTATTAGAGATGGTTGTAAAAGACCCAGATAATATTGAGAATTATACAAATCTGGAAGATGAGCTAAGAAACTTTGGAGATGACTATGGTACTAGGCGTGGTAAAGAAGCAGACTTATTAAATCAATTTATTAGAAGCTTAAAAGAAAAAAACTTTGATGAGTTAAAAGATGCATCATCAATTATACAAGATAACTCTGATATGGAAAACTTAATACAATTTGCAGAACCAAAAGAAGAAGAAGAACCATTTACAAATGAGTCTATTACTTTCTGATGAGAGGACTAGGACCACAAGTAAAAAGACATACTAACGGTAAGAAGAAGACTAGACAAGGGCAAAGTCATAGAACTAAATTTGGAAATAAGATGAGTAAGAAATATTACAAAAAAAGAAGTAGAGGACAAGGATAATGGCAACATTTGAAGAACAGATAAATGACTTAACAGGTTTTGGCACAAACACTGATAGAGACGCTATTAATGATTGGTTACAAGCTGGTGTAAGAAAAGTAATGGATGTTTTACCTATGTCAAAACTAGATAGAATGTCTGAAATACAAGCATTTACAGGTAACGTAGCTGTAGAGGATAGTAAAATATTACACGTATTAAGAAAAGATGAAAACAACAGTAATGTATTAATGCCCTGCAGAGAGATACACGCTAGTCAATCAGGTAGAGCAGCAGACTCAAGTTATATGGAATTTGCTACAAGCTCTGACCCAGTATATTATGTTGAAAATAAAAGAATTTATTCACTACCAGCTAGTGCTGCTAGTGAAGATAGTAAGCTTGTAAAAATAGATGAAGATAGAAGTACATTAACTTATGATGATTCTACTATAGAAAACTTTCCAAGAGAAGCAGAATCTGCGGTAGTGTTTTATGCAGCAAGAAATGCATTAATGAGACTAATGAATGATATACATTCTAATTCAAATATTACAACAGCATTCACTGCACTGAAAGCAGAATTAGACGAAACACAGGCGGTATGTGATTTAATTAATACACAAATAGATGCTGCGGTTGTTGAGATAGGAGAAATGGTAGCTAATATTGATGATAATGTAGATACAGCCTTAACAGCTATGAACACCTCAGCAGATAAAATGAACGCTGCAATAGAATTAGCTAACGCTGAGTTTGATAAAGCAGAAACAGAAGCAGATGCAGCAGAAGCAGAATCAGATGATGCAGCAGTAGCTACAGCTTTAGGATTAATTAACACTCAAGTAGATGCAGCGGTGGCTTTAATTACTGCAGACCCAGGATTAAACACCAGATTAGCTTCAGCCAAAACTGCAGTAGATTTAGCAAACGCTGAAATAGATATAGCAAAAACAGAGGCTGCAGAGATAGCAAGTCAGACAGATAACTCTGGAACATTTAATACTGCATTATCTGCATTGAATACTGCTGTAGATAAATTTAGAGCAGATGCAGATGACCCTGCATTATTTGGAGATGAAAGCGTTTATCTGACTGGAGACGGTTTAACTAAAGTAAAAGATGCATTAGACAATGCACAAAAGATTATAGATGACGGAGGAAGCTCTCCAACAGGTTCAGCCGCTGCAGATGCAGGAAGTTATTTAGGAACAGAAGAAGATACAGAGCTTTTAAATGGTGCTTTATCTATTGCTTCTACAGAACAAAATAGAGCAAGAATACATTTAGAAGAATTTTCTACATCTGTTAATGGATTGTCAGCAGAGATAAATGGTTTTGCAACAGAAGTAAATGCAAGAGCTACATTTACAGGAGCAAAAGGACAAGCAGTACAAGCATACATATCTACTGCTCAAGGTTATTTATCAGAAGCACAAGCAGAATTATCTATTGCAAGTGGTTACAATACAGCTATCAATGCTTATTTAACAGCGGCACAAGGATATGCTAGTGAAATTCAAGCATATGTTACAACTACACAAATGTTTATAGGAACTGCAACTAACAGAATTAATGTAGGTAATGCTTACTTAGCAGAAGCAAATGCCAGAGCAAGTGAAGTAAACACTTATGCATCTGAAGTTAATTCACGATTATCACAAGTGAATGCACAGGGTGGAGTAGCTAATGCTTATCTATCTGCAGCTCAAGGATATGCAGGAGAAATATCTGCTAAGATAAATATAAGTCAAGGATATTCTAACGAAATTAATTTAAGACTATCAGTAGATACAACTGAATATAGTTGGTATCAAAGTCAGTATCAAATGATTGATGCACAATTTAAAGAAGCATTACAACTTATATCTGTTGAAAAAATAGAACAAGAACAAGAAAGAGTTGGTAGATAATGGCTGTCAATACAGAGTGGACAGAACAAAATATAGCTCCAAGCACTACTTGGACAGAAGAAAATTTACAGGCATCAACAACCTGGACAGAAAAAATTATAGCTCCACCAACAGATTGGAGAGAAGTATTAGATGAATATTACAACTGGGAAGATGCAATAGATTATTGGAATCTAGCAAACCTAAGTTGGGAGGACATTGGATAATGGCAGCAATAGAGTTTACAGGAAGAGAAATTTATAGTAGAGTAAAACAGGCAGTACCTGATGTTACTGAAAACTATGTAGTAAATTTAATTAATGAAGCATTAATAGATTTAGGACAATATAATCTTAAAACAGAATACGCAAAAACAAATTTAGTAAATAAGCAGATGTGGTATGGACTTGATGATGACAGAGATGTTACTATCAATAAAGTGTACAGATGTAGCGTTTTAAATTCAAGTGGTGAGTATATTAAGATTCCTAGATTAGTTAATCAAGAAACAAAGATAACAGATACGGAGTAATTATGGCAGCGGTTAGTAGTACATTTGTAGACCCATCAGTAAACTTTGTATGGTGGATAGAAGGAGATAAGATAGCTATTGCCACTACAGATGGAGATGGTGGAACTTCAGAGACAGCACAAGGTAGATATAAAGCACCTATAGTAGGTTCTGGTACAGACTATATTACATCAGGTATGCTTATTTCATACTATGCTGAACCTGATAAATTAGTTTCTCCAGATGGCACAAAACCTGCTATATATGGAACAATAGATTTAGATAATAGTTTACATACAGCATTGATTTCATATGTAAAATCAAGAGCATTAATGGATGCAGCAGCAAGAGAAACAGACCCAGCACAAGCAAATGTAAAACTACAAATGGCAAATATGTTTGTAGCAGAATATAGAGCTATAGTGCAACGATATGGTGCAAGAAGAAGAGATAAGACTGGTGGAACACGTGGTATTGTTCCAGCAAACTTTACATAAAGGAAATAGTAGATGGCAACATTGACAGGTAAAAAAATTAAAAATACCTATAAGGATTTATTACAGGTATCAAATAGTAATGCAGGTATAGATTCTACATTAAGAGCTATATCAGATGGAGAGGCAACTGATAGTGTATTACAGATTAGTAGTAGTGCTATTAACATATCCTCTGCAGGTGCATTACAGTATGCTGGTACTGCAATTACTTCTACAGCAGCTGAGTTAAATATCTTAGATGGGGTAACTTCTACAACAGCAGAGCTTAATATCCTGGACGGAGTAACTGCTACTGCTGCCGAACTGAACATAATGGACGGAGTAACAGCTACCACAGCAGAATTAAATTATACAGATGGAGTAACTTCCAATATTCAAACGCAATTAGATTCAAAAATAGAAGCTACTCTTACTACTGAGCAGGTAGAAGATATAGTTGGGGGGATGTTGGATGGCACTGAAACAGGTATATCTGTTAGTTATGACGATACAGATGGTAACATAGATTTTGTTGTAGCCACACAAACAGATAATAATTTTACAACCACACTTAAAAATAAGTTAGATGCAATAGAAGCAAGTGCTACAGCAGACCAGACAAATGCAGAAATAAGAACGGCAGTAGAGGCAGCATCAGACTCAAATGTATTTACAGATTCTGACCATAGTAAGTTAAATGCTATTGAAGCAAGTGCAGATGTTACTGACGCAACAAATGTAACAGCTGCTGGTGCATTAATGGATAGTGAGCTTTCAAGTATTGCAGATGTAAAAGCATTAGACCAATCAGTTGTAAGTGGAGCTTCTCCTAATTTTATAACAACAAATATGACTGATGCTTCAAACAAAAGATTTATGACTGATGCCCAAGAAACTAAACTTGACTCAGTTGAAAGTAATGCTACCGCAGACCAAACCGATGAAGAGATACAAGATGTCGTAGGAGCAATGTTTAGTAGTAACACCGAAACTGGAATTACTGCTACTTATCAAGACGGAGATGGAACAATAGATTTAGTTGTTGGAACTTTAAATCAAGATACAACTGGTACAGCTGCAAAAGTAACGGTATCGGATAGCACTGCAAATACAAACTTTCCTGTTATATTCCACGACGAATCAAATGCTTTATTAGATGATACAGGTGCATTAAGATATAATCCAAGCACAGGAACATTACTAGTTCCTAATCTTTCTGTTGCGGGTACTACAACAACTGTAGATACAGTTACGATGGAAGCAGCAAATGCTATTATTTTTGAAGGTGCTACAGCAGATTCACACGAAACTACATTATCTATTATAGACCCTACGGGCGATAGAACCATTAGCTTACCTAATGTGTCAGGTACTATACCAGTATTAGCGGCAGCTTCTACTACACAAATTTCATCTACTCCAGAAGAATTAAATATATTAGACGGTAAAGCTTTCTTAGATGAAGATGATTTTGCTTCTGACAGTGCAACTGGTATTGCTTCTCAACAATCTATTAAAGCTTACATAGACTCAGAAGTTGTCGCAGCTGGAGCTGGAGACATTACTACAGTAACTGCTGGAGATGGTTTAACTGGAGGTGCAACAAGTGGAGCAGCAACTTTAAACATAGGAGCAGGTACTGGTATTGATGTAGCAGCAGATGCTATTTCGGTCGACGTATCTGACTTTATGGCTAATGGTAGCAATAATAGAATACTTACTGCTACTGGTACAGATGCTATGAACGCAGAAGCCAATCTTACTTTTGATGGAACAAATTTAGATTTACCTGATAGTAAAAAAGTTAGATTTGGAACTGATAATGATTTTGAATTTTATCACGATGATACCAATGCTGTTATTAATAACACAAAAGGCGATTTACAGATTTATAATAATGCTGATGACAAAGATATAGTGTTGTTGTCTGACGATGGTTCTGGTGGAACTACTGCTTACCTAACATTAGATGGTAGTGAAGCTAATATCGATATTGCAGTAGATACTTATTTTGAAACAAGAGCAATGTTTAGTGGTGGACTTTTACAACTAGCACACTCTACACACGGATATATAAGTAATACAAGTGGACATTTATTCATAAGGCAACAAATGCAAGATGGAGATATATATTTTGAAGTCAATGATGGTGGCTCTACTATTAATGCTATTCAAATAGATGCAAGTGATAATGGTAGCGTCTTTATGAAAAATGACAATCAGTATTTATTTATTGGTGCTGGTAATGATATTGCTCTTGGACACAATGGCACTAACTCATTCTTTAATAATAATACTGGAACTTTACAAATAAGAAATGTTGCTGCTGATACAGATATGTTTTTATCTGTTAATGATGGTGGTAGTCACGTTAATGCAATACATATTGACGCAAGTGATAATGCAAGAGTAAGGTTACCTATCGATAATCAAAGATTAAGTCTTGGAGCAAGTGATGACATACAAATAACTCACGATGGAACGAATAGTTATTTTGATAATTATACTGGTGATTTGATTATTAAAAATAATGAAGCTGACAAAGATATTATACTAAAATCAGACGATGGTAGTGGTGGAGAAACTGCTTACCTAACATTAGATGGTAGTCAAACAAGAACTAATGTATCAAAAGATTTAAGATTAGACGATAGTGTTAATTTACAACTTGGTGGTGGTGGCAATATGAGTTTATCACACGATGGAAGTAATGCAACTTTCTCTAATGCTACTGGTAATCTAACTATTCAAACATCAACTGATGATGGAGATGTTATTTTAAAATCAGATGATGGCTCTGGTGGAACAACTGCTTACATAACATTAGATGGTAGTGCAACTTCCATAGAGATTGGAAAGAAAATGCAGTTTCCAGCAAGTCATAGTGCAGATAAAATTGTTATGTATAGTGGTGGTAATGAAAAGATTGGAACAGAAGCTAATACATTATTGTTTACTGCAGATAATTATAAATTTAAAGATACTAATGGTGATGATAATTTATTTATAAACTCATCAGGTAATGTCTTAATAGGTGGAACAAGTGCATCAGGACATACTTACAATTTAGAAGTATTAAATGATAATGCTTATGTTCAAGGACCTGATGGTTGGAATGGTAATGGAGATTTAGCTATTGTAGCATTAGGTAGTTCAGCAGTAAATGAAAACTTTGGGTGTGGTTATAAGTATGGAACTGGACTAATATTATCTACTTATAAATCAGGTGGTAATGGTACTTTTGGTAGTAGTAGTTATGATGCTTTGACAATATTAGATACTTCAGGAAATGTAGGTATAGGAACTACATCACCAAGTGTTAAGTTAGTTATTGATGGTGGTGGAGATGCTGATGCTGATGCTGGAGATGCTTCTGAATATTCATTGTTAATTAATCAAGACAACAATGATAAAGGTATAGCATTTGGATTTAATGGTGCTGATAATAAAATTGGTGCAGCTATTATTGCTAAAGGAAGTGGATATAATTCTAATAATAAAACAGATTTACAATTTTATGTAAAAGGAACAACTGGAACTACTGCACCTTCAAATGTAATGACTTTACAAGCTGGTGGTAATGTCGGTATAGGAACTTCATCACCAGCTACAAAACTTCATATAAACGATAGTGGTGCTAATGGTATTGTTTTAAAAGCTTCTGACAATTCAGAAAATTCACCAAGAATATTTTTCGACGGAACTTCTACTTCTTCTATATTTCAAGAAGGAAATGATTTAAGTTTTAGAACTGGTGCAACTACTGGAGCAAGTAGTGGTACTGAAAGAATGTTAATTAACTCATCAGGTAATGTCGGTATAGGAGAAGCCAATCCAACTTTTGGTTTGCAAATTGATGGAGCAGATTTTTCAGGAGATGCTTTTAAAATCACAAGAGGAACTTCTGCATTCACTATATTAAATGCAAATAATGACTATGGTGTTTTAGGAATGGAATCTGACCACGATTTACAAATTAGAACAAATGGCACTACACGAATGACCATTGATAATGATGGAAAAGTCGGTATAGGAATTACACCAAGTGCTAATTTAGATGTAGCAGGTTCAGGTGGTAGTGATGGTGCTGCAGGTTCGCCAACAATAAGATTATCTAATACTGTTGCAAGTGGAGATTGGGATACAGGAGATGTTGTAGGAACTATTGAATATTATGCACACGATACAAGTGGTAATGCACCTTATGTAACATCATTTATTAAAAGTGTAAATGAAACAAACAATGGAACATTACCAGGTGGTGCTTTAACATTTGGAGTAGCAGACTATGATGCTTCAGGTGGTGCAGCAGAAGCAATGAGAATTAATGAAGATGGTAATGTCGGTATAGGAACTACATCACCTTCATTTAAATTAAAAGTTAATGTAACTCAAGGAACTTATACTTCTTGGGAAACTATTGCAGGCTTTCAAGCTAAAAGAAGTGCAGATGGTGAAACTGAAGCAGGTATAATGATTAATTCATTAGGAGATGCTTTAGGTGGACAAATAAGTAGTAATTGGTATTGGAGTAATAATACTGGTCAAAGAGCTAATACTGGAAGAAGCTCGGGTGTATTCGGTATTGCTAATTCAACAACAACAAATAGTGAATTTTATTGGCAAACAACACCACATAACAGCAATACACAAACTACAAGAATGGAATTAGACGGTGCAAGTTCTACGCTTCATGTAGATGGAGATGTAGTTGCTTATTCTACAACTACTTCTGATGCAAGATTGAAAGATAATGTAAAAACTATTGATAATGGTTTAGATAAAATAATGAAACTAAGAGGTGTAGAATTTGATTGGAATGCGACTTCAAGAAAAGGACAGCACGATATCGGTGTCATCGCACAAGAAGTAGAAGAAGTAATACCAGAAGTAGTTAGAGAAAAAGAATTTAAAGTCGGAGAGTTTACCGATAATAAGCAAACTTTTAAAACAGTAGACTATGAAAAAATAGTTGGTGTTTTGATAGAGGCAATAAAAGAACAACAAGTTCAAATAGATGAACTTAAAACTAAAATAGGAGAATAAAATGGCTAAAGTAATATCAGAATATACGATTGAAGCACCAGTAGTTGGCGATGAGCCGAAAATGGTAGAAATCAAAATGACAAGAACTATGCAAGATGCATCTGGTAATGATGTAGAAGTAGTAGACTTTACTGAAACAAAATCAGTTGATGAAGCAATTTTACAAGCAGAATCAAGAAAAGCAAGTCTTGAAGCACAAGTAGTTGAAGTAGATGCTGAATTAGCAGACTATATAGCAATAAGAGATGCTGAATAATGATTGCATATCTTATTAGATTAATTAACAAAATAAACGGCAAATAATGGCAACTCCAAGAATACCTAGTACAAACGTAGGAATAGGAAGTAGTTTAGTCTCTGGAAGCGACTGCAATCAGTCTACTAATATAAGCTTAGCTAGTTTATGCACTGGGAGTGCATACAATGGAATAACTAATACATTTGGTTCTGACGGTGGACCGTTAGATGAAGTAGATAAGGCAGGGGGGACTAACAATCCTTTATCATCTACTCAAGTATTAGCGGGTGAATTGATAACAGCAAGTATAGGAGCTGCTCCATTTTTTGTCAGTCACGTTATTGGTGGAGAGTATACATAATGTTTAAAGGTCCAAATGGAGTAGGCAAAGGAGACAAGCCTAGAGGTATGAAAATATCCAGGAGAGAATTTGAAAATCGTTGGGATAAAATATTTAAACATAATGGTTTAAGTAAAGAAATATTTGAGGACAAAGATGACAGTAAAAAGAAAAAGTAAAAAGGACTCAAGACTTGCAAGAGCAGGTGTATCTGGTTTTAACAAACCAAAAAGAACACCGAACCATCCAAAGAAATCACACGTGGTTGTTGCTAAATCAGGTGGTAAGATAAAGACTATACGTTTTGGACAGCAAGGAGCTAAAACAGCAGGTAAGCCAAAAGCTGGTGAATCAAAAAGGATGAAAATGAAACGTAAAAGTTTCAAAGCAAGACATAGAAAGAACATAGCACGAGGTCCAATGAGTCCAGCTTATTGGGCAAACAAAGTTAAATGGTAGGAGAATACAATGGAAGTAGGTAAAGATAGTAAATTTACATTTAGTTTAGAAACGCTTATAAGTATTGCTGTTACAATATTTATGGTAGTTGGATTATGGTTTAATATACAGGCTGATATTCAAGAAGCAAAAGAGCTTCCTGAACCTCCAGTAAGTAGAACAGAGTATGATTTAAAAGACCAAATGATTCGTAACAGTATTATGAATACTGAAGAGAAGGTAGAAAAACTTGAAGAGAAAGTAGATGACATTAAAGACGATACACGTAGCATTAATGAGACTCTATTGAATATGAATAAAAACTAGGATGAATTATGAAAAAGTTGATAGGTATGTGGTTATTGGGTCTTGGACTCTTTACTTCATCGCTATACTCGCAATCAGTTTCTTTGGATAGTTTCCAAGAAGTACAGTTATTAAATGTTAATAATTGTTCGGTAGTGCAGGTAAATGCCAGTTGGAACCACAAGAATAGAGTGCATATAGAAAAATTAAGTGATGTTTGTTTTACAGCAGAGATAGATATTGAGAATAAAACTATCGGTGCTACTATAGCAAAAGAATGGAACATTACTATAGTGCCGACCATTATTGTTTTAGAGAATGGTAAAGAAGTAAAAAGATTTGAACCTGGTATTTCTATGAAGTTTGATGAAAGAACTATCGTAAAAGATATAAGGTTACAAGTGTTAAAAAGTAAACAATAGGAGATAACAATGAACGTAGTAATTAGTAAAGTGCTTACGAGTTTAGGTACAGAGAAGCTAATCAAAGCTATCCTAATGCATTTAGGAGACTGGTTAGTAGCTAAGTCATCTAATAAATTAGATGATAAACTTTGGGCTGAAGTTAAAAAAGCTTTAGATAAAAAATAGGAGAGAGATATGAATTGTGAATGTGGATGCGGTTGTGTCCGATAAGACAAAGACTACAATGTTGGACCTAGCAGGTTCACCATCATTTAACTATGAGGCAGCGGCAGTGTTCAATGACACTGCCAATGCTACTCGTCCATCTAAGAACAATACTTTAAGAAATATAAATCTTTCTTTAGAAGCATTAGGTTTTGCACCAGGTCCTACTGGTTTAGCAGCAGACATAGCTAATACAGCATTATATACATTACAAGGAAAGTTTGGAGATGCTGCACTAAGTGCCTTAGCAGTGACACCAATAGTAGGTTCTATAGCAGCAAAGAAAATAAAAGTTGAAAGAGCAATAGCAGCTGGAGAAGAAACAGTTACTTTTTATAGAGGAGTACGAGTAGGAGACCAACCTATTACTGCTCCTAAAAACTTAAAGTATTTTGATGAACAAGCTGGTGAAAATATATTTGTACCTGGCGGTTTTAAAGGTGATAGATTTGACCCTATGGGTAATATTGCAGATGAAGCGTATGAAAATGCATTTAGAAAAACTAAAAACCTTGGAGAGATGGGCTATCCAAAAAGTATGGATGGAATGACTGGTCAGTCAAAGTTAGATACTTACGTTACTACTAGCCCACAACAGGCTATTTATTATGCTATGGACCAACCGCTAGATATTGCAGATGCTTTAAAATCAAATAACCCATTGCAAATTTTAAAAATAGAAATACCTGTAAAAGAGTTGAAGAGGTTAGAAGGCATAGAAGCTGGTATGGGTCTTACAGGTAAAGGATTTAAATCTAATGATTATTTTTTAAAGAAGCTTCACAATATAGGTACAGGTAGAACTACCCCAAGAAGTCTATCATCTGACAAAATAGTAGATGGTTATATACAAGGGTTTGCAGAAGTAAAGCCTCAATTAGGATTCAGAAATACTACACCTGGTAATGATGTAAGCATATTCTCATTAGGAATAGACCCAGGATATGTAACTGTATTAAAAGGAGACAACTATAATGATTTAATTAAAAAGTTTCCTGAAATGAAGGGACACGTTCTTGAGAATCTTTCAATTAGAAACTCACTAAACAAAAGAAAAATGTCTAAAAATTATAGCGATTATAACTATTACGAATATACGGATTAAATATGCCAAAACAAGGAATAACAATAAAACGATTTGATGGTGGACTAAACACTAAAGATTCACAAAGGGATATACCTGATGGATTTTTACAATCAGCTACTAACATAGATGTTAGTTCTATAGGTAAAATAAAACTACCAGGACAGTTTGCTGCGTTTAGTTCTAATATTGTAACATCGAGCTCTCCTGATATATCAGCAGGGTTTGGATTATTTTCTTTTAAAACAGATGAACAAATAGATGGTTCTAATGCTGCAGGTGAATACTTTGCAATGACAAATGATGAAGGTGTAGTAACTTTAGGTTCTACGTTAGTTACAGGTATCAATTTATCTGCAGATAGTTTGGATATGAGTGGTCACAGTTCAGGAGTAAAGCCTGTGTATTACTATGCTAATGGTGGATTAAGAGTAGCAGATACTGTACTTAGTCATCAGTCATCTAATGCTGGTTCATATGTATATTTAAATAGAGATTCAAGTGATGCACCTTATGGTTCTGCAGTTGATGGATATTTTGCCACGGAAAAAATATTAGACAAACCTAACGTAAATAGTAGTGATGAAGTAGAATACAATATCACTGGACTTGATGATGCAGATGATGGTGCTTCAGACTTAGGAGACCCAGGAAGTAAAAAAATAACTGTAGGTGTAAAGGCTAACACTATAGATGCAACAAATAATGTGGGTGATGGCTTGTGGGCAGAAGGGAAATATTTAGTAGCAGTAAGCTATGTATACTATGATAATCAAGAATCACTGCTAACCAATATAGGTTCTTTCACTTTATCAGATGCACAATCTGTGTTAGCACAAGTAGCCATAGGAGATGGTGAGTTTGGAAGCGGTGATTACAAATTTATAGAAGGTATAAGAGTGTATCTTAAAAATTATAATGATGCTGATTCAGAGCATTTATTATTATTAGATGTAGACTTTGCAAGAGGTTCAAGAATTAATCTTGGAGATGATTTTGATGCATTTATAGATAAAACAACTCACGTTGTCACTGATGATGAACAAGGAGCACAAACTTCAACTAACGCAAGTGCTTATCAAATTATGAATCCATCTGGTATTAGTTTTTCAGATAGTACAGGATTTGATGAAGAAGAAGAAGAAATAACTTTTCAAGATGCAGCATATGGATATAAAACAGCTACTGTGTTTAACCAACGTGCTTTTGTAGGGAATGTAAGATATAAAGATACGGATGGTAATATTAAAATTATGGGAGACAGGATACAATATACACCTGCAAGAAAGTATGATACATTTCCACAATCATATTATTTAGAGATAGGTGCAAATGATGGCGATGAAATCATTAAGATTATAGAGTTCAATGATAAGTTGTTTGTATATAAAACAAAAAAATTATTTGTTATTGATGCGTCAGCAGCTAATCCTGGTCAATATAAAGTGATAGGTGAGTTTGAAAATAGAGGAATAGGTAACCCTAATGCAGTAGTGAAAAGTGATTTAGGATTAGTATGGGCAAATAAAGATGGATTGTTTGGATACTTTGATGGTATCGCTACTTTATCAAAAGCTATAGATGATGATGACTGGAGTGATTCTATAAACCTAGCAGGTGTAGCACTTGGGTATATACCAAAGAAAAATCAGATATTTATTAACAATAATACTAGTGAACCTACAAATCCTGAAGGATATATATATGATTTGAATACATCATCTTTTATTAATATAGATGATAGTAGTGTGATGGTATCACAAAGAACATCTAACTTAATACAATTTGATGACTCTTTATGTGCAATGCGACATAACACAGGACAGTTATTAAAGTTTGATACAGGTGTAGCTGTACAAGTTATTAATATGTCTACAAAAGAATTTGACTTTGATTCTCCTACTCAAGATAAAAAGATATATTCTATTTATGTAACATATAAATATGGTGGGGGAATATCATTGAGGTATGGATTAAATGGTGCTGCTGCTACAACTACTACAATAGATAGAGCAGGAACTTCGTCAAATGCTTTAGATACAAGCTCATCATTTGTGACAGAAAAGTTTACATTTGAAAGTTCTACTACTGCTAAGTCTATTCAGTTGAACTTTACAGGAACAGCAGCCAATGCAAACTTTGAGATAGAAGATATAACTATAGTATACAGAACAAAACCATTAAAGTAATGAAGATACCAGTACATAAAGGACCACTAAGTATAAAGTCTCTACAGAATGGAGACCAGATATTACAGTTTCATAGAGGTAAAATGAAGTTGATTGTAAAAGAATTTAATAAAGTTTTTGAAATGGAATTAAGTAATCCAAATTTAAAAGAAGTAACTCAGTTTGCAAAGTATTCAGATGTAAAAGCACCACAGAAAGATGCTATTAAAATTATTAAAGATGGAGTAAGAGTAGCTAAGGGTAAAAATACATATTTTGCAATGCCAGATTCTGGAGATAGTGCAGTAGAAACTGGAGAAACAGAACAATCAACTACATCTGGTCAATTTATAGTTAAAGTGTAATGAATAGTACATTAAAAAACAGATACTTTACCATTGTTAAGATTGACTTAGCAGAGAGAAAATTGGTAAATTTTAGACAAACATCTTTACGTAAGGACACATATGGCATATAGTGTAAGAGGAAAGTTTAGTAATCAACAAAAATACAGTGATAGACAATTCAATCAAGTTCTTGATTTATTAACTTTAAAAGCAAATGAATCTTCTATTCTACAAGAAGAGCTACAAGAGAGTGTAGACAGGTCAGCTAAGGCAGCAAAGAAAGGTAAAACCGCAGGAATATTGGGAAAGATATTATCGTTTGCGATACCAGGTCCTATAGATGATGTTATAATAAATGCTGGAGTAGCTGCGTATAATGACAGGCTAAGAGACAAAGCTTTAGATAGAAGCGATATTGATATGTCAAGAATTACTTATTTAAATAGAGCTGCTGATGAAGCTAACAGGAATGCAAAACAATTTGCTAAAGATATTACTAAGGGTATGAAGTTTGGAGACCAAATAGACACCGTAGCATTTTCAGCATTAAATGCTGTTGTCCAAGAAAGTGAAGCATTCAAAACTGCAAAAGAAGGTTTTAAGAAAGAGTGGGATACAATGACATTTGGGGAAAAATTAAAACCTAAAAATTTATTAGATATGGGTAAAGATTATTTTGATGCATACAAATCTGAGCTTGGTAAAATTAAAAAACTTGGTTTAGAAGAATATAAAGCAAAGGATTTACTTTCTTTAGTTGATAATGTTCCTATAGCAGAATCAGCGTATCGTAACATATTTAGTGGTGCACCAAGCATCATAGACACAAACGATTTATTGAAAAATTTTGAGGTAAGTGAAGATGGCAACTAGACTACAGCGTTTATTAGGATTAGCACCTTTACAAAACTTGATGGATAGAAGTAAACAAAATGATAATCCATTAAATCAAGGAGATTTAAATGTACAATCTCCAATACAACAGATGCAAGTACAGCAACCTATGGGATATACACCTATGGCTGCAGGTGTATCTACACCAAGACCAGTAGCTGCAGCTCCTGTAAGACCTAATTATTTTAACCAACAAATGCAGAATACAGGAATGCAAACTCCTTTTGACCCTGTGTTTATTGATGAGGCTGGTCCTGAAGATGAAATAAAAGGAGGAGCATCATTTGCAACACCTAAAAACATTCAACAAATCAGACAAGATATTGAAGGAATAGATTACTTTTTACCTGGAGTACAATACCGTGCAGATACAGATGAAGGTGATGGAGCAGATATTATTGGTGTTCCTGAAGGAGCTGATGAAACTACCACTACATCGCAAAGATTTAAAACAGACCCACAACAATTATTAGCTAGTTTCTTTAGTGCATTGCCACCAGGACAATCAGACAAACTAACAAGATTCACTAGTCCTGATTCAGAAGAAGGTGTAAATCTAAGTAATAGAGAGTTGGCTGCAATAGCTGGATACGACTATGATAGATTGCAAGGCAGTCAATTACTTAATCTTTTAGGTCTTGCAGGTATTGGAGAATATAAAGACCAGTTTGCAGATGCTGGACAAAAATTAGGAAACCTTCAAGAAATGCGTAGTCAATTATTTGCAGATGAATTGGATGATGCATCTTCTGCATATCAAACATTAATGTCTTATGTAGAGCAAGGCAGTACATCAGGTTTAGTATCTGGAGAACAACAAGTAGCCACTGAAAGAGCAACTAAAGATTTAGAGAGTGTACTATCAAGACAGTTAGCTGGAGCAGAGTCACAGTATCTTGGAGAAGTAGACCAACTATTGTCATCAAGAATGAATGAATTAATTAATGAATTATCAAAAATACGTGCAGACGTACAATCTGAAAACATAAGAGATGGAGTTACTCTTGATGATTTATATGGAAGTAGTAGTGGTAGCAGCGGTAGTTATACTTCAGGAGAAATGGGCGGTATTAATGGAACGAATAGACACAGACAAGACACTGGTAGTTGGGGAGATTTTGATTTCTCTAGCATAATGGGAGCATATAACAATGGCTAACGGAACAAGACGAGTAAATTTAGGAAGTTTTAGTATTAATATTCCTGATACAGATAATGCTGCACTAAATGCATTGAATAGATTAATACCTTCTACAGCTGAACAAATACAATTAGCTCAATTAAAAGCTAAAGAACGAGTACAGATGAAAGAGCTTGAAATAAAAGAAAAGAAAGAAGCTTATGATACATATAATAGAGTATCAGATGATTTGCCTTATCTTTCCAATAAAGTTGCCTATGCTCAAGCAAATGATTTAGATGAAGTATTAAATAGTTTTACCTCATCATATAATCTTGAAGAAGAGTTTAAAGTAGAGAAAAAAATTCAAGAAATGGCAGTCACAAAAGACTGGAAAGAATTAACTAAAAACTATTTAGATGTTATTAATAATCCTCAGTCTACATATTACAGAGATAATATGGATGGATTAGCTAATAGTCTTTTAAAAGGTAGTAACTTCTATAACATAGATTTTTTAAATGAAGCAAACATAAACTTAACTCTGTTAAAAAAAGATAAACAGTCTTTAATAGAACAGATACAAATACTTTCTCAACAAATTGTAGCTCCATCTGCAATGGGGGATGAAGACACACAAAAGGCACAGGAACAATTAACATTAGAACAACAAACAAAAGTAAATGATTTAAAAAAATTAGAATCAGATATTAATATACTTCAAAACGATATTAATAATCCTTTAAACTTAGCTTTAAAAGTGTATGGAGTTGAACAAGACCAAAAAACAAAAGCTAGACAATTAAAGCAGTATGAGGGAGAAGAGAAAACAAAACTAGAATTTGTTATGAATGAACTCAATGATGCTTTAGGTTCAGACAAAATAGAAGAGATGAGGGAAGGAAACCCTGAAGAGTTAAGCTTCTTAATTGATACATTGAAATCTCAACCATCAAGTGTAGAAGAAATGACAGCTATGATGTCTATGACTGATGAAGAAATGATAGAAAGAATAACAAGCTTAGAGCTTGGACAAGGCATTCCAGGTACTGAAGAAACTATATCCTTTGATGACATACCAGACTCTGTTTCAACCGTGGAAGAAGCAAAAGAAGTTTTAGATATGTTAAGAGACCCTATGAAGGGTGAAACACTCTTTGATAGACAAGAAGGTGCTGGGGAAGAATCAAGACGTGTGTTATTTCCAGGCGGTGTCGGTGAGTTTGCATCAGAAGTTGGATATACAGGAAGAAAAAATCAACTAGAAAGCAAGTATAACAACATAGTAAACGTACAAAAATCCAACAATCCTTCATATGTAGATAAAAAAACAGAACAATATTTACAAGAGTTTAATGAGCAACTAATGAAGATTAAGAGTAAGGATTATGAGTGATAATTACTCTACCAACGAACTAGCAAATTCTTTTTTAAATAGTGCTAGAAGAAGACAGATGTATTCAGATGCACCTGTTCCTATCAAACTATCTACCCCCGCATATCTAAGTGCCGTATTTCAAGAATCATATAATAAAAGTACGTATGGATTAGTAGACCAACTTATTAATGGACAAGAACGATACGACTTATCTGGATTTGAACAAGGTACTTTATTTGATGTAGGAACTACTATGATGGCTCTCGTGTTAGACTTGCCTACTTTTGCAGTGGGTGGTGCTGGTGCGAAGATAGGAGCAAAAAGTATAGTTAAAGCAGTTGGAAAGAAAAATTTAGTCAATGGTAAAAATCAAGTTACTAAAATTTTAGCACAGAACAATGCAAGACCTGAGTATATCAACAAAGTAAATAAACAACTTCAAAAAACATTTATTGATAATGGAGATAGATTAATAAATGAAGCAGGTGGGTTAGCTTTTATTAGTGGAACTCACGATATGTTATATCAAAAAATAAATAAAGATGATGTAAATTTAGCACAAAGTGTAAACCAAGCTTTATTGGGTGCATCATCTATAGGTCTTGGTAAGTTTGGTAAGATTGCTGCTGCTAATGTAGTAGGTAAAAAAGCTCCTAATATGCTAAAAGCTACTCTTGGTACAGGTGGTGAGGTCTTAGGATTTACACAACCATATACCTTTGCAGAAGGTAAACTATTACCCAGTCCACAAGACTTAGCACATACAGCTGCTGTTATAGGTGGTATTAAAATTGTATCATCTGGATTAACTGGTATGAAAGGCAGTGTTGTAAATAGAGTTGAAGAGTCTAAAAGAAAATTTGGTAATAGAGATTTAACTACTAAAGAAAAACAATTAAGAGATGAAACACTACAAAGAGAAAGTTTTAGCAACCTGGCAAAACCGCAACTGTTTTTTGGTAATGAAGGTGCGATACAAGTTGTAAGCTCATCTAAGAATAAAGTTGAGTTTAGAGCATTAGATTCAAATGTTACACAAAAAATGAATAAGAACGAGTTTCTTACACAATATCGTGTAGACAAAGGGGACTTAGCACCCGTAGCTCAATTAGATAAAATTATTACTGACGCATCCAAAGAATATCCTAAACTTAAATTAAGAACCGACTTAAATAAAATGTCCCCAAAACAAAAGTATGAACAAGTACGATTAGTGCAGGGACAAAGAATGAAAGATAATGTAGAAAGAGAAATCAAGATGTTAGACATAGATAATGTAGATAGAGGACTTTTTAGTAAGCTATTAACATTTAGAGCAGAAACATTACCAAGTATTTTTGGATTAAGAACTTCTCCTTTTGCTACACCTGAAGCTATTGTAAGAAGAGTGGGTGCTAAGGCAGAAGCAAGACAAGGATTAAAAATATTAGATGAATATTCTATTGATAAAGATGCGGTGATAGCAAACATATTTGATAAACACGGTATTACAGACGGTATGCTTTCTAAAATGAATAGAAAAGATAGAATTAAACTTACTGAGCAATTAGAAACATTGCCTGATAGTATGTTAGATAATACAGCTAAAAAAGTAAGGGCAGCTTTATCAGATATGTACGAAGAATATGCAAAGCTTGACCCACGCATACAACCATTTGTTAAACAATATGCAATGAGAGATTTAAGATTAGATGTAAAAGATAAGCTGACAGAAATTAGATTGAAATTAGTACAAGAGAGACCAAGCTTAGATGACGCATTACAACTAGGAAAAGATTTTACAAAAGACCAACAAGCATTCTTAAAAAGAAAATTAGATAATGAGATTAAAAATAATTCCAATGCTGGAGTTAGAAGCTATCTATCATTTTTAAAAGAACAATCAGGTGACGATTATTATAGACAATATTTAAATATTAGAAATGATTTAAATTCAGTGTATAACAAAACATTTCACAATATGAAGAAGGGTAGAGACACTTATATTAAATGGGACAAAAAAAAGAAAGCATACAGTGCAGACATATTTGAAACAGATGGAGTTGCAAACTTTATGAATTATGCAAACACTTGGGGAGACCAAGTTGCAAGAGCAAGACATTTAGGGGTAAGAGCTGGAGATATGCAGTATGGTAAAATTGAACAGATTATAAGAACCTTAGAAAATAAAGGCGATATGTTTAGTGCTAATGCTTTGACTGATGTTTTAATTAGAGCTACAGGTGCTATTGAAACAATGCCTTTTCATAATTACAGTCCAAAAGTTAAGAACTTATTTAGAGCTACTACTAATTTTACCATTGGAACAAAGATTGGATTAGGTACTGCTACCGCAGCAAATATGACTCAGCCTATGATTTCTAGTTTATTGTTTGGTAATTATTCAGTAGGTTTACCTGCATTTGTAAACTCTGTTACTAAAAAAGGAAAGAAGTTTAGAGGAGAAGCTGGGTTAGAAAGAAATGCAAACATAAGGCACTTAGAAGTATTGACTGGAATTAAACCTGCAGAAACTTTTTCTGAAAAATTAGCTAACATAACTACAACAGCTTCAGGTTTTAATTTTATTAACAGATGGAATATTTACACCTCTGCTGCTATTGGTCACGATATGATGGGATACCTTAACAAAATAGCACAAGGTAAATCAGGACTATTTAGTGGAACCAGTGTACCTAAAAATATAAAAGATAAAATTAGAAAGGAAACTTTAGCTGGTCAATCAAGAGAAGCTTGGGCAAAAGATAAATTGTATAGAGACTATGGTATCGTATTTAATGGTAAAGAACTATCTAAAGAACAACTTACTCGTGGTGCCATTAGGTATAGTAGAGATTCACAATTATTAAGAAACCATACAAAAGAATTGTTATGGATGACACATCCAAAGTTTAGACCTTTTGTTACATTAAAAACATTCCCTTTAAAACAAGCTAAATTTATTAAGGATGGATTATCAAGAGAACTATCTTATGGTAATGTATTGCCTGTTGCAAGATTAGCAGTAGCTGCTCAGTTGGGAGGAAGTGCATTGCTTTGGGCATATGATACACTAGGCAAAGTGTTATCTGGTAGAGATGATTATGATTTTCGTCAAGCAGAATTTGTTGTAGATAAATTAGCTGCTGTTGGAGCTACGGGTATAATGGGAGATGTGTTAGCTGCAGAAGATAAAATGCAAAACTTAAGATTTATTGTGACACCTGTCATTCTATCTGATATAGAAAAAGTATATGATGCTACTTCACAATTAATTAATGAAACAGGAGACTATGGAATTGTAGGTGCAAGTCGTAGGTCTTTAACAAGATATAGTAAAATATTAGGTGGGAATACAAACAACTTAGCAAAAAGATTTCAGTCAGCAGAACAGTTAGATGGTAAACTAAAATATCAAAAGACTAGAGTAAATAAAGAAATATTAGAAGCAATATATGCAGGTGAAAAGAAAAAGGCTAGAATCATATTGAATAATTGGAATGAAGCCAACCCTGACTATCCTATATTAGAACCATCAGTTGCTGACATTTATGAATTGGTCAGAAAAAAACAAGAGAAACGTAGTAAAGAACTACAATAGTAATTTTTTTGACACTTATCTAAAATTTTCCTTACGAGAATAGCCCTAAAATCCATTATCTTTTTCTTTTGGATATAACTATCAACTAATTACACTGATTGCCCTGAAGGCACAACCTAGTGCTTCATTTAGCATTTCGGTATTTTTCGTGTAGTTCCAGGGCAACAGCGGACAAATAGACACATAGGTCTAACAATTCCTCTATACTTTCTTTAAGATTGTCCCTACTTCCATCAATAGGAACTTGCTCCCCATACTTTTTAGCACCATCTTCAAGACGCTGCTTTATTAATTTTAAAATCTTATCGTTATTCTTCATCTTCTGGGTGAAATAAATCGAATAGTTCATTAGCATATTCATTATTTTCAGAAAGATGCATATGCAAAAAATCATATCCTAGTATTTCTGACTTCCATTCATAATCATCATATATTTTTCTACATATATCTTGAACTACTTTATTATACTTTTCTTCATCAATACCATAAAGCCAAACTATAATAGCTAAGTATTCCGTAGAATATTTATTCATCATTTTTTCTTTTGCTAATTCTCTTTCAAGTTTATATAACTTCTTTATCAAGCCTTTACGGTCTTTAAATTTACCTAAGTTTAAATCAGCATACTTGTCTAATTCTTTTGACAACTGTTCGTATTCTTTTTTTAATACCTCGTATTGTTTTTTATAAGGAGAAATCATTTTAATCTCCAACCTCTACCATACTTAGCATTAAACTCTTCTTCTAACTCATATCTTTCTTTTGAGAATGCAGGATATGATTTAACATTCTTCTGTCTTTCCTCTGGTGTTAGCTTTGGTTTCTTACCCCAAACATCATACTTAGGTCCTATTTTTTTATCCATACTTATCCTCCTTATCTTCTAAACTTCTTAGTATATGTTTTTCTCTGTTTTTTTTATCTAACAAACGATACTTCTTTAAATTGTTATCTTCTTCTTTGAGCATATCAAGAAGTTTTTTGTATTTTTTATATGTTTTTTTATCTATCATAATATTTTTTTGGGCTAACGAGTAGCCAACCCATTTACAAACAATAATCTTATTAGAGCATTAACAAAAGGTTAGACAGGATTGGTTACCTGCGACACTCCTTCAAATGCCTTAATTGTTTTTGTTGTTTTAAAATGTTAGCCCAAGTGTACGGTGTCAAGCAGTAAAGGAAAACAGAGGTAAATGATAAAACCCAAAAAACTACTTGACACCTAATAATTAAAACGGCATATCATCATCTTGTTGTTGCGATGATGGTGTTGCCTGACCCCTCTTTGAATCATATTCATTATTGCTTTCAAATACAATAGATATATAATCATTGCCATTCTTAGCTGTCTTGGTCCAACCTGATATTTTACCCTCAACTCCGTTGAAAGTAACAGTGCCTATTGTTTTCCAATTAGGTCTCCTTGGATTGTCACCTACGTCATTAAAGAATAGGTTTGCTGTGTTTGGTTTTGGTACAAAATCACTCATTTGATGTCTCCTTTATGTGTTCAACAGATACAGGATTAGCTGAAGTCTCTCTCATATCTTCAGATGGTCTCTGTGCTGCTGCTTCTTTTTCTAAATTAATTCTATCTTCTACTTTAACTCTGATGTTTCTAAGGTCGTGCCTTATACCATCTTCAAGTTTTGATTTATGTGGCTGTCTAGTATATACCTCTATCATATTTTCAAGTTCTTCTAATCTAAACTTAAATGTAATCTGTATATCTTTAAAATCCATTTTCATTTATCATCCTTTACTTTTTTATACTTATACTTCCTAGCTCTAACAACTCTTCTTGAGTCAGAAGAACTTAATAATTTTTTACGATACTCACCAACTAATTCATTGTATCGTTCTATACCTTTGCTTGTAATCTTTCCTGCGTCTATTAATTTTTTATAAACCGATATGATTGCACTACGTTTCATTGCCAACTTCTTTCAATAGTTTTAACATTAAAAGGAAGTCTTCTAAATATATTACAATACTAGGCTTTAATCTATCAGCCCTTATTACTACACCTACTTCTTCTTTTTCAGGCAGTAAATATGATGGCAAAGATTTACGCATCTTACACCCATAGTATTTATCTTCAATTAATATATCTCCTAATGGATGACAAGCACCGCCTCTGTCTCTGTTGTGTGCTTCTAACTCATACTCTTTAGCTAGGTTTACTGCTAATCTTTGTAGCTCTGCTCCCCTTTGTCTGTTTCTTCTTCCCCTCTGTTGGTGCGTCTTTTTCTTTGCCAATTTTTGCCTCCACAAATTCTGTAAGTTTATCTACATCTTCATTCATATCAAGATATGAGTTTAATAAAAACTTTATACCGTGTAGTTCTGTGTATAATGCTTGTATTTGCCTATCAAATCCTGATAGAATGTTTACCATATCTTTATATGTTAGTTTAGTTTTCTTTTGTTTCATATGCTAATGGGTTTTTAACAGTCATATTAAAAGATATAACTACTGTGGTATCTTCTTCAACAATCTCATTCAAGATTTGATGAACTTCATTACGCATTTGTTCTACTGATTTCTTTTTTACATCAAGTGTATCTTCTATTTCTTTGTAAGTCTCTTTGATTTCTTCCTGAACTTGTACTTTTTCTTCTGGTGTAAGCTCTGGACTATCAGGTATTTCTGATTGTAATACTTTATCTGGTGTGTATTCTGCTGTCGATACTTCTGATGTAGCAGGTTGGTATGTCTTGACTACCCAAAATACATAGGTTACCAACAACATAAACACAGCCAATACTAATGCTATTTTTTTATTCATTATCATTCTCCTCTATTTTCTTTAATAGTTGTTTTGTTTTTTTTAATTTAAAATATTCTACATATATCCAACTATCTTTGCAAGTTAGTATATCATACAGCATATTACTATTTCCTTTTTTATTCTGCTGTATCGAAAATTTTAACTTGGCTCTCTTCATTCTTACTCCATTCGGTCAAGGATAATCCTACTTGATTACCAAAACCTCTATTGAAAGTAAACCCACGAGAACGAACTGCCTCAATGGTAGAGTAATAGGTTATGCCTGTAAGCTTATCCTTTACTTTAATCTTTGAGGCACCTTGTTCTTCTGCTTTTGACAGAGCCAATTCATCAAAAGCAATCGCAGGTGGTGTTCGTAGTAAATGTTTGGATGAGTCTATCACTTTTGATAGTGTTCCATCTTCTACAATTCCTACAACTTTCTTGTTAATTATAACCTCTTTCGGTTTCATATCTGTAAGATAGTTATATTGTGGGCTATAATCAACTGAAAACTTTTTCTATATCATCGGCAGATAGTTCAGGACTTTCTTTATCTATCAAACCTTGTAGCCAATTTTTTGTTTTGTCTACTGTCTTGGCATTGATACGATTAGTTTCCAGTCCTTCTTTCACTTTCTCCTTGACATCACTGCCTAAGTTCTTACACATTCCACGCAGTATCACTGCATCTGTGGATGATATAGGTTCACCGTCTACTTTAGCTTGTGCTGTCTTAGGTTTTGGTGTTGTCTTTTTTACAGGCTTTGCATCAACCTTGATAGACTGCACATCATTATCTTCATCACTAGCAATACCTACGAAAGCAGATAAGCTATATCTTCTAAAGTATGTGATAGCTGCACCTACTGATTGATACACATTCATTTGTTTTGATTCTATAATTGGTGAACACACCGCACTACGAATCCACTCTCCTGATGTGTGCATATACAAAGTCTCAACACCTATCTCGCTGTCAGAGCCTACTGGCATCTGAACAAACGATATACCGTGTTTGGTTAGTAGTGGTCTAAGGTATTTAACTAACGCATCATATGATGTGTAGTTGTATCCATAGCCTTTGCTATCTTTAGGCATATCAGATATTTCTTTCTGAATCTTAACCTGTGCTTCTGCAAGATTCTTTATTGATTCAGACATTGTTGTTTCTGTTCTCATTGTTTCTCCTTTAATACTGCTAAACATTCTTTAGCATTTATGATTAATAATTGTTCTTCGTTGTAAACAAGTGTAGTTCCTGCATACTCTGGAAATAATACTCTGTCTCCAACATTAATATCTTTTACTTCCAACCCAACAGATACAACTTCCCCTTTGTTTTGTTTCTCTTGATTGGATGGTGCTAAAACAATACCACTATCTGTTTCTTCTTTGATAGCATCTATTCTAATAGCTACTCTATTGCCCACTGGTTTCAGTGTTTGCATTTGCTTGTCTCCTTTCTTTGATTTCATCATCTACTTCTTTCATTTTATTATATAAATCCAAATACTTTTTGTCTTGGAATATAATATTATTAGGATTTAAATGCCCTTCTTTTTTTATATCCCAAGCACTATCATTACTTAGATTCACTGTTGTCTCTCTTCCTTCTAATAGAACTTTGATGATTGTAATACATAAACTCAAATCCAAGTTTATCTAACTTATCAATCAACCTTCCTATCTTCTCTTGTAATTCAAATGCTTTTTCTGATTTACTCATTGTTCTTTCCTTATGTTTATTTTATATACGAACCTTATTATAAAAGGTTCCCAACTTTTTTTTATAGAGGGTCGCAAACATATCAACTCACACTTGTAGCCAATCTCAATAAAAGGAGAGTGAGGATTTGAGCTTACGACCCACTACATTAAAAACTGGCTACTAAATGATATGTAGCAAAGTCTCTACCTTGACCGCCAGTGGTTTCAATTACATACCCCTGTTCTTTCAAAGTAAATATTATACCTGATAATCTAGTAGCTTTGTACAACTGAATAGCCTCCCAAGAAGTTATCTTGCCGTGTTCTTTTAAATGATTAAGAACATACAAGGTCTTGCTTGGTCTACCATTAGTTGCTTGTATTCTTGCTCTACCTGTTTTTAGAGTAGTAACATTGGTATGTCTCTTTCTACCAGTTGCATATGTCTTTGTGCTAACTGCTTTCTTTCTACCATCTGCTAATGTTTTACCCATCTTCATTCACCTCCCTTTTGTCCATTTGCTTTGACCCTTCAATCCACCTCCGCAGTGATTGTAGTAGCCACAATATTTAACATTACACTCCCACTCATAAACTGGTGCAGTGCCTAAGGATACCTCTGGTATCCCAATTTTAAATCGTTCATTCACATCTTTCCAATACTCGTAAGCCTTGATAATAAAGGACTTAGGGACATTGACTTCTCTCATCAGAGAAGTGTCTTTGTTATAGTATAGCAATGCTAACTTCTGTAATTCAACATCATACTTCTGTTGATACCAGTATGCATATGTGCCGAGCTGCAACGCATAGTTCTCCGCAGGTTCAGGGTCTGGTGTTCTACCAAACAAGTTCCTCCACTTGAAACTATTGCAAGTCTTAACATCATACATAGCATCATCATCTACTATACATATATCAAAGAACCCTCTGACATTGATGTCTTGTATTCGTATCTCTTCTTCAATCAAGACATCTACCTTCTCTTTCTCGGCGTGTAGTTGCAATGCATCTTGTATGTCATTGTGAACCAAGTCCCCTAGCCTAAACAATCTTAGTGTGTTGTCATCTATTGGTGCTGCTTCTACTTGCTCTATACTATTGTAGTATATCTTACGCATACACATCCCACTGGATGATGCGTGAAACCAACTCTCTCTATCCTCGTATCTATTGATACGATTCTCCTCGTTAAGTTTCTTTAAGTATCCTGCATATATGTCTTTAATATCAAGCATTCCCTTGACCCAACATAAACACTTCATCACTATCTATAAAATCTAATTTGTTCATCCTGCATACTTTCTTTACTGCTTCTTTTAACATTGAAGTAAATCTACTTGCCTTTGGATTTTGTGGTGAGTGGTTCATCATTATCAC